CGGTGGTTTCCAAATCAACCTCGGCGCCAACAAAGAGTATGATGCTCAGGCCCTTGTGGACGGTTTCTTTGAAGCCGCCGCACGTTTGGATGAAGTGGCTGCTCCTAAGGATGGTCGTGTGGCTGTGCTGTCCCCTCGTCAGTACTATGCCCTGATCTCTCAGGTTGATACCAACATCCTCTACCGTGAGTATGGCAACACCCAAGGTTCGATGAACACTGGCGATGGCCTGTTCGAGATTGCTGGTATCAAGATCAAGAAGTCCAACAACATTCCCTTCCTTGGGAAGTATGGTTCGGCTTCTGGCACTGCTATTGACGCTGCTGCCGTTACCGGTGAGAACAACACCTACGGTATTGCTACCGACTTCACTAACAGCTGCGGCCTGATTTTCCACCGTGACGCTGCTGGCGTTGTGGAAGCTATCGGACCCTCCGTTCAGACCACTGGTGCTGACACGAAGGTGATCTATCAAGGCGATGTTATCGTGGGTCGTCTCGCATACGGCTGCGGTGCTGTGCGCGTTGGCGTTGCTGGTGCTTTCCGTAACACCTGATCCATTTTTATTTGCTATGATGGGCTGCCTTCGGGTGGCCCTTTTTTCTTACCTGTCCCGAACAATGACAACCCAACTTCAAGCTATCAACCAAATGTTGACCGGCATCGGGCAGGCACCAGTGGTGTCGCTCGACATCGCTAACCCAGAGATTGCTACGGCACTTTCAATTCTTGATTCTGTTAACCGAGAGGTTCAAGGAGAAGGATGGAATTTCAACACGGAGATTAACTACCCGTTTACTCCTGACTCAAATGATGAAATTGTCATTCCTGAGAATGTTCTCCAGATCTCTGACAACAAGAATTCAAATGTCCAACAGTACCAGACCGTACTAAGAGGCGGCAAACTCTACGACAAGATCAGCCATAGCTTTACCACGTGGAACGTAAGTCCAGTTCTTTGTGATGTGGTATGGTTGTTCGCCTTTGAGGATCTTCCCCAGGTCTTCCAGGATTACATCACCCAACGTGCTGCCCGTGTCTTTGCTGGTAGCGTGGTAGGATCCAAGGAGATGTTCCAGTTCAACCAACAAGACGAAGGTATCCTAAGAGCCAACTGTATCGCTTACGATACGAACACCTCCGAGGTTAACATCTTTGGTGTTGAAACTGGTCAGAACTTCTACATCTCTTATACCCCGTTCCGTACTATCGCACGATAATGGCAGCCGTCTCTCAGAAACTTGCTAATCTGGTTGGTGGTGTATCGCAACAGCCAGACACAGTTAAATTCTCTAATCAACTACGTACTTGCGATAATTATTATCCTGACTTTACAAATGGTCTTGCCAAGCGCCCTGGCCTTCAAGCCAGGGGTAAACTAGCTAATGCTGTTGATGATGGCACTTGGTTTCACATCTTTCGAGATGATAAAGAGAAGTACATCTTTCAATTTAGCAAGGCAGGTGCCCTTAAGGTATGGGATGCCAACAGTGGTCTTCAACAGACAGTCAATGCGGTAGCTGCTGAAGCCACCACGTATGCTGTTCATGATTCATTTGACGATCTGGCTACCCTTCAGATTAATGATTATACCTTTATTCTTAATCGGACCAAGACAGTAGCTCAAGGAGCCACGTCTAGTGCTTCTTACAATCCATTTGGTTTTGTAAACATCAATACGGTTGCCTTCAATACTGATTATATCATTACAATTGATGGTATTGCCTTTTCGCATACGACTCCAAGTAACGCAAGTGGTTCTACACAAAATAGTGTACAAACCATTATTACTGCGCTTGTAGCAGCCATCAATGGTAATGCTAATTATGTAGCATCTGGCATTGGTAACACTGTCTTTATTCGCCGTGCTAATAATGCCGACTTTTCTCTAAAGGCAACTGGCGGTACCACTGGAAATGCCGTTGAAGCATTTAAAGAAATTGTTACCTCTGTTGCTCAACTACCACGTGAATTTCTTTCTGATCGAAGGATTAAAATTGAAGGCACAGCTGAAAGCAACAGCGATGATTATTGGGTAGTATTTGTCCCTTCAACAGCGGGGCAGACAAGTGGTGTTGGTCATTGGGAAGAAACCATTGCACCTAGTACCGTACTTGGCATGAATACCGAAACGCTTCCTCACGTTGTTATTCGGGAAGCCAATGGTACGTTTACCTATCGTCAGCTAGACGAAGCTTCTGCTATTGCTAGTGCTGGTACTACTGCTGTTACTGGTATTCCTACTGCTGTCAGCATTACCTCTGCTACAAGTGGTGGTCACGTTGTTGGTGAGGAATTTGCAGCTATTGGTGGTACTGGTAAGAACCTCAGACTTCGTGTTGACAAGGTTAAAACAGTTACTGTTGCCAATAGCTATGCTGCTAACTCCAGTAGTTTTGTAAGGCAAACTACTACATCTGATTGGATTGGTCCACCAAATAATAGGTATAGTCGTCAGGTTTTTACTACTACCTATGAGTGGTATTTTGCTGGCAATAAAATTGGCCAAGGATCATCTGACGTATTGTTTGTTGGAAATACTACTTACACTCGTAATGGTAGTTTTCAAAACATCAGCAATGAACTAAGAGCTGGCATTACCTCCACACAGGTAACCAATGGTGTCATTGATGCTATCAGCATTGTTCAAGCTGGTCAAGGATATACAGCCACAAATGCTTTTTCCAATACCAGTGGAGACGCTTTCCAAATTACAACAGTTAACACCCAGAACCTTGAGGGTGATGAAGTTCGTCTTGAGTATTGGAAGGCACGTTCTGTTGGTGACGCAACAACCAATCCAATGCCTTCTTTTGTAGGACATACAATTGATGGCATCTCGTTCTTTAAGAACCGGATTGTTTTTACGTCTCGTCAGAATGCTATCTGCTCACAAGCAGGAGATTACTTCAACTTCTTTGCCAGCACCGTTATCACCCTTGTTGATAGCGATCCAATTGACATCAGTGCCAGTAGCCTAAAGCCTATTCGTTTTAAGCATCTATTGCCAGTCCCAAGGGGTTTGCTTTTGTTTGGTGATAATGCTCAGTATGTTCTAGAAACTACTACTGAAGCCTTTGCTCCAAAGACTGCTGAGATTAACCTACTGTCAGCCTTCAGTCAATCCGACGCCATTTCTCCCATTGATATTGGTCCGAGTTATATCTTCCTTGAAGAAGGAGATAAAGCTTCGTCCATATATGAAATGAACATTGGAGATAATGTTGGAGGCAAACCGACAGTTCAGGAACTTACTAGGCCACTGCCTTATTATATTCCAGCTGCTATTAATAGCCTTAAGGTTTCCCAGTCAGCCAATACGTTTGCACTACTAAGTAAGCAGGACCTAAAATCAATTTATCTTTATCGTTTCTTTAATACTGGAGAAACAAGATATTCTGCTTGGTTCCGATGGGTTTTACCCGGTACGGTTGAAAGCTTTGACTTTGATCAGGACATCATGTATATTGTTACCAAACAAGGTAGCGGATACATTCTCAATACTGTGTCCTTATTGACAGAGACTCCAAGCCAATCACTTCTCTTTGAGGGTGAGTACCTTGATGTTCGGCTTGATTACTTTGATTATAATCCAACCCTTGTTTACAAATCAGCCACCGATACCACTCGTGTCTGCTTTAAAGATGGATTTGATAACTCAGAGGAACAACCAGTATTGATGTACCTTAATCCGGCTATTGCTGGATCTTTTGAAGAACAAACACTTCAATACGATGCCTCTGCTCCAACAGGAGAAAAGTACTACCTAGAGGTTGATGGTAATCAAACAACTTCTAAGTTTGCCATCGGGTACAAGTATGAAGCTACGGCTGAACTGCCTGCTTTCTATTATGTCAAAGCAGAAGGAAATAAGGATACAATTAATGTTCCACGCATTAGTCGTCTTAAAATCAACAGTTATAACTCTGGTCCGTATCGGGCCCTTGTTACTGCTGATGGACGTGATGACTTTTCTTTGAGTCTTCCACAGATTCAAGCCAATAACTATTTAGCTGATAACATTCCACTAATTCGGAATGCCCAAAGCACCGTCCCCATTCTTGCTAAGGGTGATCAGTTTAGTTTTAGTTTGATTGCTGATAGTCCATTCCCTACGGCGTTTACTTCCGTTACCTGGGAAGGCACCTACAACAACAAAGGAATTCAAGTCGTATGATTTGCAAATCGCTGATCCACACCGCCAGCCGTTTAGATGCTATGTATGTAGCCTCTAACTTACAAGAAGATGACAGACAGGAACTCATTGGTCTTGGCCATGCCAATTATGAATGGGCAACAATCCTGTCTGTCTATTACTCAGACACCGCTGTAACCTTCTGGAATCCCGATGGAAACATTTGTGGGATAGCGGGGGTATCCAGAACAGATGCCCATAGCGGAGCCATCTGGATGTTAACCACACCACATGTCCGCCCGTATCCAAAACTATTTTTTAAGGAGGCTAAGAAATGGGTCGAACAAC